AATTTACCCGCGCTAATATCAAATAAAGATGAATTAGTACCTACAACAAATAGTTCATCTTATAGTGGTAAAGGTGGCGAGATAAATACAATAATATCTCCAATTAGGGAAATGATTGGTGACACGCTTGCTTTAAAAACATCACATTCAATATCCAATAAAAACATATATACTAAAATAGTTTTAGACTAATGAGAAAGAAAGAAGTTAAATTACCAATGACACCAATTACTGAAGCAACCTTTATAAGACAAGGTTGGACAAAAATTGTAGGTGGTGATGGTATTGGAGAAGATGGTGAGAGTGAAGATGGGCATTATTATTGGGCATTACCAATTCCAAAATATAGAAACGATGAATTTTCACCACAACTAATATCCAATTCAACAGATGAACAATTAATGCTTAAAGAAATTGGATTAAAGCCAGGACAATTTTTCATTGAAATGATGGATATGGATGGGTTAGGGTGGTGTGGTAGTGAGGAAGAACTTGATGTATTATATTCAGCTCTATGTGGCGAGGATATTGAAGAAAATTTGGAAAATTAAAAATAAATTAGTATATTTGTATTATGAAAAATTATAACGAAAAACAATTGGAAGAAAATTACGAAAAGTTTTTGAACTTAGTTCGTAAAGCGTGTAGTTCTAATCCTGAAAGATTGGAGAAATTATTAAAAATGTATTCAATGGACGAATTAGGTCCTAATTTAATTATATCACCTGCTAGTGGTAATCTAAATTATCATAACGCATATGAGGGTGGGTATATAGACCACATTTTGAATGTTTGTAAAAATTCACTTCGTATGAAAAAATTATATGAAGAAGCGGGTGGTAGTATAGATTTTACCGATGACCAATTATTGTTCGCGGCACTTCATCATGATTTGGGTAAATTAGGTATTAAAGATGAATTACATTATGTGCCAAACGATTCAAAGTGGCATATTGATAATAGAGGTGAGGTTTATAAAAGAAACGAAAATATTCCTTTTATGAGTATTACCGATAGAACATTTTTTACATTAAATCATTACGGCATTCAATATACTGAAAATGAATATTTTGGTATTAAACTTACCGATGGTTTATATGATGATGATAACGAAAAGTATTTCAAAACATATGATACTTCAAAATATCTTCGTTCTAAAATTCAATACATATTACATTGGGCAGACCATATGAGTACAATTATTGAAAGACAAACGGCATAATTTTTTAATTTCATTATATTTATTATCCGATAGAGCTGGCCAGCATATCGGCGTATCATCCAAACGGAGATACAAACTTAACGCTTAAAAAAGGTAAAATTATGAAAAATCAAATTCAAAGGGGATTCCCTAACCCCGCATTTAGGGACGAGTTCTTCTCACCATTAGATACTTTATTTGATAAAGTATTTTCAGAATCATTTCCTGAATTAACAAAGGAAATCGGTATTAACCCATTCCAACAAAACGCTTATCCAAAATGTGACATCATTAATTTTGATGACCGTATTGAGATTGTAGCAGAAGTTCCAGGTTTAACTAAAGAACAAATTACCATTGATGTAGATGGTGATGTGATTACACTAAAAGGAGAAAAATCAAGTAAAGCAACTGAAAAAGAAGGTGGCGTATATCTTCGTAGAGAAGTTAAACGTTCTTCATTCTTAAGAAGTTTTACAGCCGATTCTAAAATCTTTGATTTGGATGGAATTAAAGCATCATTTGAAGATGGTGTATTGGAGTTACAAATACCAAAGAGAGAACCTGAAAAACCAAAGAAACGAACGGTTTCAATTGGATAATTTATTCTAAACAACAAACTAACAATAAGTGGGGGTGGTTAATTTCACCCTCATTTTTATTTTGAGTATATTTATATATACAATTTAAAAAACAAATTATGAAACCAGAATACAAAATGAGAGCTCAGGAACATTTGGAAGCTATTACCAAAAGAGCTAAAGTTATTTCCGAAATGTTAAATGGTGAAAGACCTGCAAACCAAGCGGAAGCAATTAAGTTATCTAAAGAAATAGAAAGGTTGGTAGAATTAACAACAAACATAGTAGATTTATCTTAGTATGAATTGGTTAAAGTATTTAGTTGGATTGTCAGCAATCGTTGTTGCTGGATGTGCAGCCTATTTTTCCGTAACTGGATTGGGTGTTCTTTTTGCAGGAGCAACTGTATCAGTAATGGTAATGGCAGGTGCATTAGAATTCGCTAAATTAGTAGCCGCAACATATCTGAAACAACAATGGGATACTATAAAAGGATTTAACAAATGGTATTTGGCTACATCAGTAGCAACGCTTATGCTAATTACATCAGCTGGTATCTTTGGTTACCTATCAAATGCTTTCCAACAACAAAACTTAGAACTACAAAAAGTTGAAAGAGATATTTCAGTATATCAAACTCAAATCACAAAAAATGATGCGGAGATTGCTAGATACACAACTCAATTAACTAACCAACAAAACATTCGTAACTCACAAGAGAGTAACCTATCTAAACAAATTGATAAGGATAAATCTACATCAAGAGTTACACAAATGATTCGTACTGCTGATAAAGAAATAGCATCAGTTTCCAAACGTATTGATGAACTAACCATACAAAACAATGTAGCATTAGATTCAATCAATTCAATTAAGAATAACAATATCGAATTAGAAAGAGAAGTAGGTGGATTTCGTTTCGTAGCAGAAGCATTTAATGTTCCACTTAACGATGTTGTAAAATTCTTTATCCTTATTATTGTATTAGTATTTGACCCATTAGCGGTAGCACTTATTATTGCTTTCAACGGATTAATTATGAAGCGTAAAGAAGAAGATAAATCCGAAAATATTCCAAATTCGAATAAGGAATATACAGTATATGGTGATAAAGAAAAACAAAAAGAAGCATTAGTTGAAATGATGAGAGGAGATGAGGAGTTGGGATTATACAATGAACCAATATCTTTATCAGAAAAAGACGCAGAAGTATTTTTTAATGAAATAGAAAATCCATCAGAACCAAACGAAACATTAGTTAATGCAGCTACTCAATATAATGAGGACATAAAAAAAAACGAAATTGATTCCACTACAACAAATGTGGAAGAAGATGAAATAACATTAACTGATGCAGAAAAAGCAGCATTGGAACCTGAAATAACCGATGAGATATTAATGAATCTTCAAACGGATTATTCAAAGAGACCTATTGATTACGATGGTGATGGTAATATTGATGGGTATGATACCGATGGTGATGGTATAATAAATATTGTAAGAGCAGAACACCCATCTAGAGCTGCTGCAATTAAAAATATGTTACCCTACTACGCTAAGCCTGAATTTAATTGGGATGATAGAACGAATTGGATAAATGACCAAAATGCGGTTAATTATTGGATAAAAAACATCAAGCCTTCTCAATATCCAACTGATTTCTCCGGAAAATCCTATTAATATTTGGTAAACTGAATATTTTTTCGTATATTTGTATAACAACAAATTATACCAATAATGAATTTAGGATACGCATGTATTAATATGAGTATGGGTAAAAAAGTAACCACTAACCGAGCTATGGTTAAACGTACTTTTCAATCCAAAGGTTTAGATTATGTTTCTGAACTTGCATTACTCAATGCAAAAGATATCATTAAAATTTTAGAGTGGAATCGATTAAACAATATATCTTTATTTAGATTATCATCCACTATTGTTCCGTGGGGAGACCACATTGATTTAACTCAATTAAAAGATTACAAAGAAATTAAGAGTGAGTTAAAGAAAGCTGGTGATTTTGCTAAATTTTGGAATATGCGAGTTAATTCACATCCCGGTCCATTCGTTGTATTAACTTCTCCAAAAGAAGAAGTGGTTAAGAACGCAATTGCTGATTTAGAATTACATGGTAAGATATTTGATATGATGGGTCTATCTAAGACCCGATTCAACAACATCAATATCCATTGTAATGGTGTGTATGGTGATAAACAATCTGCGATGGATAGATTCATCCAAAACTTTAAAAGACTCTCACCATCGGTACGCAATCGATTGACGGTAGAGAATGATGATAAGGCTTCTATGTATTCCGTAAAAGACCTGATGTACATACATCAGAATACAGGTATACCTATTGTGTTTGATTATCATCATCACCAATTTTGTACCGGTGGATTAAGTGAAGAAGAAGCACTTAAATTAGCAGCAACAACTTGGCCAAAAGGTGTAACACAAGAAGTTCATTATTCAGAATCGAAAGCATTACACGAAAACAATCCAAAAGAAAAACCACAAGCTCATTCAATTTATATTAACTCACTTCCAAATACATACGGATTGGATGTAGATGTTATGGTGGAGGCAAAGGGAAAAGAGTTAGCAATATTACCTTTTATTAAATGTTAACATATATCGCCATATTAATATTTCAAGTCCTTTTCAATGTATTTAAAACAATGGAGATTAAATATACATACGAAAATAGATTAAAAGATTTATTACTTAATTCGGTTTGGATTAATTTAGTATCTTTAGCTGGTATGTATTTTTCACTACAGCCATTGTTATTTGAAAAAGATTATTTAGTATTACCATTTTATATTGGTGGTAGCGTATTAGGAAAGTGGGTAGCAATGACTCAAATGGACAATCCGGAATCAAAATTATTTATATTTTTCAAATCAAAAGAAGATGGCAAAAGGAATACTAGAGTTCGACCTAAATGAACCCGATGATATAATAGCACATAAAAGAGCTACTAAAGCAACTGATATGGCTTTAGCATTATGGGATATTACACACAATACAAAGAAAGGATTGGAGTGGTCTATGGAAGGTAAAGAGATTGATAAATACGAAGCGTTAGAATTAGTATATGAAAAGATATACGAAATTTTGGAGGAACACAACATCAAATTAGATGATTTAATATATTAAGATATGAATACATTAGATAAAAAATACCAACAATTACTTTCTGATATTATAGAATTTGGAGTAGAAAAAAAAGATAGAACCGGCACTGGTACGATATCTGAATTCGGACATCAAATACGCCACAAAATGAGTGAAGGATTTCCATTACTAACTACAAAAAAAGTTGCATGGAAGGGTGTTGTATCAGAACTACTTTGGTTTCTAACGGGTCAAACTAATATTTCTTTTTTATTAAAACACAACAATCATATTTGGGATGGTGATGTATATAAAAATTATGCAGCTAAAACATCAATGGATGTAGATGGACAACTTACAAAAGAAGAATTCATTGAAAGGATACAAACCGATAATGAGTTTGCTAAACAATGGGGTGATTTAGGACCTATCTATGGTAAGCAGTGGAGAAAGTGGGATGGTAAGAATGGAAGGATTGACCAAATAGATGATTTAGTAAGAGAACTTAAAACAAATCCCGATAGTAGAAGATTAATGGT